AAATGGAACAACATGCTTTGACTCTGTTTCCTTATCAAATGAAAGTGTTACAGAAACACCATTATCTGACCAGTACTTCTGAGCAGTTGCAGCAAGTGCAATCTTCTCAAACAATGTTACATCCTTTTCAGATCTTGGATGACCTGACTTGATTGGGAAGTAGACCACTGATGTATTTGCTGATACTACGTCATCTTCAATTGTGTACCCTGCTGCTTTGAACAAGTGCATCATTGGATCTGTGTTTCCAAATCGAACTGCACGAAGGAAGAAGTTTCCTCCAGGTCCCCAGTGAACTCCTGGAGTTGCACCAGAAAGAATTGAAACTGATCCTGACGGTTTAACTGTTGTTACACGAATTGATTCACGAACACAAAGCCACTCTGAATACTGGTGGTCATAGTGACGGATCTTGTTGTATCCTTCATCCATCCACTCACGAACAATTGGCAAACCTTTTTGATCTGCAAACGATGCAATACCTGTAAGCGATGTACCAATACGACGATTACGTTGCATGATACCGTTTGTTTGTGGCCAGTGTGTTGGAACAAGTGTTACAGTCTTTCCATAGAGGTATGCAAACTTAAGGGTACGCAGGAAGTCTTCCTTAGATTCATGACGATTCAAGTGCACTTCTACAAGTGTACATAGTTCGTATGATTCCAATGGCTGCTCCGCACATGGGTTAAATCCCATCACACGATAATCCTTACCGTCTGGCGCATCCTTTAGTCGTCCATAATTACGAGCAACATCAAGCCAGATAAAACCTGGTTCTCCGTTTTCAGTAATTAAATCTACATAGTCTTCGTACTTTGTTCCTACTTCTGCTGAAATAGAATTATTAGACATCCAAGCCCAACCTGGATTTTCTGGATCAAATGAGTTACGTTCTGGGAACATCTCTGAGTTCTTTAGGTTCATAAATGTTTCATCCCCTGCATTACCCAAAGCAAGTGTTGCTGATCGTCTTACGTTGCCTGATACCACGCAGGTACCAATAAGGTTTACAAGATCTACGATGGCACGAGAGTCTAGTGTTTCTCCGCCTCTGGAGCCAATTACACGGTCTATCTGGTCGTGTAACTTGATAAGAGGTGCAGGTCCTGATGCAACGCCTCCAAAGCCCTTAATGGGTGCTCCAAGAGGTCTGATCAAATCATAGTTAAACTTCTGAATACTTTGGTTTGCTCTAAGGTATGAGTTGATTAGAAGTCTAACTGACTCGACCCAGCCTTCACGAGTGTCTGGAATTTCGAACACCTGTTCTGGCTCTGTTGGAGCATAGATTGTGAAATTCTTATCCTGTCCTACTGTATCAAACCCTACACCAATGCCAAGCATCAGTGCATCCATAACCCAGGCAAACAGGGCTCCTGGATCATTCTTATCAAGGTCCTTTGTAGATACCATGGCACAGTTCTGTAGTGCTGCTGAGTTTTTCTTCTCCATAGTCATAGGAGTTCCAAATGCCCACATACCTCGTCCTGGTGGTGTCCACTTTAATTCAAACATTCTTTGGAATGCTTCTTGTGCTGACTTCTGTGCCTTATAGTCATTCCAAGGTAAACGGTTTTCCTTAGCATGATTCTTCTGTACTGAATACATACCCTCGATTACTCGACGACAAACTTCATGCCATCTTTCTTTAGTTCCATCTTCCTTCATACGAGAATATGTACGAATAAAAGTAATTTCTCCAAGTGAATTTTCTGCTGCATCCTTAAACCCAAATGGGCTTTCTTGGCTCTTGTACTTTTCTACGAAGTCCTCTGGAAGTTTAAAACTAAAAAAATCTGACATTTGTATCGTCCTTTCAAAAACGGATTAAGACCTAAGTATAGCAGAGTTTTATAAAAAGCAAAACTCTACACCTAAAGTCAATGTAGAGTTTTTAACTTTTAGAGTTACTTAAAAGTTTTCTTTACCCAATGCTTGAGTTTATACCCATTTTGGAATGTTGATCTTACATCGACTCTTTGTTGATTAATCAATTCTGGAGAATAATCTTTATCTATTTCCATTTCCCAGTCTTCTCTTTTAAATGGAAAGATTTGTGCAAGAGGCGTTCCTTGTTTTAAAATACCTTTAAAGCCTTTTTTTACAAAAAATGATAAATGACCATCAGAAATAAATGAATCGGTGTCTATTATGGCTTCTACAGCCTTTAAAGGGTATCCATCTGAATGCAATGGGGATAAGAACAAAGTGCTGTAGCCAGGCTCTGTTTGAGCAAGCCATGTTGGGTGTATTCGTAAAATATGTGGCATGTACAAGTCTTCGTCTATAGGAAGATGAGATACCTGCTCTCGTGAATGCTGGCTTAAAATCATACCTCGCATTTTTTCTAATTCTTTTGGAATTTGAACATCTATTGTCGGACCAGTTGCGTCTATGTATATGTCTACTGGCATCTTAAGCATATACCCTAAAGCCATCGCATCAAAAAATGCTTGACACTTTTTTACAGTTAACTTTAGTGTGCCGTCTTCAAGTTTGTCATCTATCATAGATGGCTGCTCTTTATACCAGTCTGGAACATTTCTTGTAGCGCTTTCTGGTGGTGGGGCAATTTCTTTTAGTTCTGGAAAACCTGGTACAAATTTAATTTTAGCCATTTGACTACTCCTTAGTGTCTTTAATAATTATATCACATCTTCATTTTTTGACAAAAAGAAGGATATAAACTTTCTGGTTCCAGAGGTGTCTTCAAGAACTTCGTGATATTTCATTTGATCTCACATAATCGTATATATTGTAGTCTATAAAATTATTTATTTTAAATGAAGCAATTTCTGCTGGTGTTAAGCATTCAATTGCTGCTCTCGTATCATAAACAATTCCATCTTCAACTGGATATTCTGTTTTATTTACTTTATTATTTGTATCAAAGTTAACGCTTATTTTATAATTATCATAAAACCAGTCATGAAGTTTGTCACAGAATTGCCCTATATTTTCTACAGTTCCCACAATATCAAAAGAGTCTATCTGATTTTTTACAAAACTTTCTTTTATAGCAATATCCTGAAGGAACCAGCAAAACTGTGAACCAAAGTAATTTCTTTCTATGCTTTCCCTAGAGTTTTTAGGATTAAATATATCAGGCTCTACTGGATTACATATAAATTTTGACTGAACATTATCGAGTATTCTTGTGTCTGGGTCATTAAATAAATACTCAATTAGCCTTTCTTTATAAGTTTTTTTATCTTTATATTTTTTAGTATAAATATGATAAGTAAAATTAAAGTAACTTATTGATCTTTCTAGTGGATCTCTTAAAATACAAGCAACGTAGAAGTTAGGATTAAATACCAGTGGTGACGCAGCAAAGTGACCACCCAAGAATGATATGCTGTCAAAATCTATCTTATGTGGAAAATTAGATGAAACTTGATGAGAGTAGTTTAATATATTGTGCTTGTTTAATTCTTCAGAAATTGAGTAATTTATAAAACTGCCAGCAGTTTTAGGTATGTGTAAAAAATAAAGTTGATTCATTCTATTTCCTCAAAATATTTATTTGGAAAGATGTCTATTAAAAGGTGAACTCTTTCATTGTCAGACTTGTTGACTGCCTCATGAATCTTACTATTATTAATTTCCAAACACTCACCAGTAACCATTACCTTTAATTCTTCTCCTACCCTAAAATAAACATGTTCATTTGTTATAATCGGAATATGATGTCTTCTTACAGAGTTTGCATAGTCAAAACTATCACTATGTGGTAGTACATCTTCTCCTTTAGACAGTTTAATTAATAAAACTTTTGCAACTCTGCCTTCATGTATTTTTTCTAGATCTGATATTATTGGAGAAATTGCATCAAGAAGTTCCTGGTTACCTGAAACACAAACTGTTTGATAACTATCTCCAACAATCCAATTGGTTGTATGGTCATAAATAAAGTAAGACTGAGTATTTTTATGAACATCAAACATATCTTGCCTTATTGTTTGAAGGTTCCACTCATCTGTAAAATTTTCTATAATTTTACAAATTTTACTTACATCACAGTCTAAATGTTTTTTAAAGTTAAAGTCTTCATTTATTTTTGTTTGACTATGCGGTGGTTTTTTTAATTGCTCATTTAAGAAATGATTATTCATTTTTTGGCTCCTTCAGAGAAGGCCTAAAAGGTTTATCTAAAAACTTTTCATCACTGGGTCCAATTCCATGCTTATACAGTTGAGGAAATGCATATGGGCCACCTTCTTGAAAAAATTCTGCTCTTTTATTTATATATTTTTTAAAGTTGTTAAAAAGTGTTGGGTTGTCTTGTATATTTTTAAATGAAATACTTGTTTCTTCGTGTAAATCTTTTGAGTGTATTGTCATAAAAGCAACTGGCATATCTTTTGGGAATACTACTTCTTTGTTTGGAGTAAGCACCTTCCAGGCAAGAGACAAACCTTCGTAATTAAAAAAATCTGATCTCCAGAGAACGCTCAGTGGCTCTGCATCTGGAAACATATAGTTTGGTGGGCCGTGAAGTTTTATGTAGTGATCTGGATCAGTTTCTACCCAGCAATTAAATTGAAAACTTACCTGGGCAACTCCAGACTCATTTGTCGCTATCTTTAAACCCTGATACTCAGAACCAGAAATTAATTGAATATGTGATGGGTCCTCACCATCTTGCCCTTCCCAAACTCCATCCCACTTTACAACAATGTCTTGAGGCAATCTAAATTCCCAGCCATGTAGATTTGAAGTGGTCATTGGTGAACAATAATATGCCAGTTTGTTGAATGTTTTATCCATCCAATCTCTTCTTGCACTTCCTTGTTTTACTATTGGGTAGTCAACCTCATAATTTCTTTTCCATATAGTAATTCTGGGATCTCCATTATTAATCACCATTTACCCTCTGGACATTCTGCTTTTAATAGTTTTGTCTTTAATTTCATCATGCATCCGCACTTTTTACACTGGCTTGTTAGTGGTATTAAGAATGGGCATGTTTTACATATATTAAATCTTTCTTCTGCCTGTTCCTTAGATACTTTTGGCTCAGATGGATTAATTAAATCCCAGGGCCTTGTTTCTCCTAAGTTCTTTTTCCATTGCTGCCAGGGAGAATCTCCGTTTATTGCATGTCCTCCTTTTTTAATAAAAGAATTACCATCAAACAAGTCACCATTATTTACATCTAGACCAGTTACATCTAGACCAGTTACTGAAGATTTAAAAGCATTTTCCCATCTTTGTGCATGCTCTAAAGAATTCTCTACACCAAACATTGCAAAAATCTTGTAGTCTGACATTAAGCAATAAGTACGATAGTTATTTTTATCAAATTCTGGACCGTGAACATCTTCTCCATTTTCAAAATAAACACCATTAAAAACTGAGTTTATTCCGACCCCTTCGTAAGAAGTTATATCTTTGCCTATAACATTTTTAGAAAATCCATCGATATACCTAGACAGTCTTTGTTCTGGCATTCCAGTAGTATCGATAACACTAAAAACTTCATTATCTACCAGTAGAGCAAATACTTTGTCTTTCATATAAAAAATCCCCCTGATGCAATTATAGCATAGGGGGAAATTTTATATAGTTTTAGTATGCACAACTACTGCCAACACAGAAGTATGGTGGAGAACATGGCGGACGACAGCCTGCTGCTACTGGTGTAAACGAGTAAACTGGGGCCATTGGTGTAAATGAGTACATAGGTGTAAATGTATATACTGGTGTAAATGAGTACATAGGCACGAATGTATATACTGGTGTAAATGAGTACATAGGCACAAACGTGTACACAGGTGTAAATGAGTACACTGGTACGAACGAGTACATTGGTGTAAACGAATACGGTGTAAATGCATATGGTGTAAATGAGTACATAGGTGTAAATGAATACGGAGTAAATGAATACGGTGTAAATGAGTATGGTGTAAATGCAAATGGTGTAAATGCAAATGGTGTAAATGAATATGGTGTAAATGAATACGGTGTAAATGAGTATGGTGTAAATGAATACGGTGTAAACGAGAATGTCGTTACATTTGAAGAAGAGGCCGATGCTGTTCCAGATCCGTTACCATTTGTTGCGTAGATTGTATAAGACTGAGTTCCTGATTGAGTAATGTTTACAGAAGTTGCTCCAGCACCTGCAGAGGCAGATGAACCGTCATTTCCTGTAATTACATAACCAGTAATTGCTTTTCCACCTGTTAGTGTTTGTGGAGACCATGTAACTGTGTCATATTGCGCTCCCGCTACGTTTGCTGCTGCTCCTGGATTTGGTGATGATACACCTGGTGCAGACATTGTTGCTGGAACTGTTGTAATTGTTGCAGCATTTGATGCCAAAGATGGTCCAGATGTTCCAGCAGCATTAGATGCTCTTACTGTAAATGTTGGACCTGATCCTGTTGCTAAGCCAGTAACAATAATTGGAGACGATGCTCCAGTTGCTGTTTGGCCTGTGCTTGCAGTTACTGTATAAGAAGTTGCAGCAGGTGAGTCTCCTGGTAGTGAAAAAGAAACTGATGCTGCACCATTATTATATGGACGATTTGTTCCTACATCTGTAGCAACAACATTGACTGGTGCCTTTGGCTCCAAGAAGTCATTAGCCGATTGGCTCATTCTACCTGCTTGTTTTGACATAGTTTATTCTCCTTTGATTTTCATTATGCTGATAAGTCTCCGAAGATCAACCATCCAGTTGCAGTCTTCATTGCTGTTACTACTGAGTTTGTTGTTCTGAAGTTACGCCCTGGCGTTCCAACAACACCATTAGTTGAAGCAAACGACGCTCCAGTTCCTGTTGATTGCCAGAAGTCAATTGACTGTCCAGTTGAGTATCCTGTTGCAGGAAGTGTAATCTGAACTGCTCCATTTAGTGGAACAAACTTGTCTGCTTCACCTGCTGCAAGAGTTGCAGAAGATGTAATTTCTGTTGCAAATGCTGTTATAGATGGAACGCCAGCCTTTGTCTGTGTGCCGTCAGTAAATGCTACTCCATTTGCTGCAACTGTTACTGTACCAGTAAATGTTGGATTAGCAGTTGGTGCATATCCTGAAATGCTTGCTCCTGCTGGGATTGTAACTGTTCCTGTAAATGTAGGAGACTCAATGCCTGCTACTGTAGAGTAGTTTGTTCCATCATTTGTAAATTCCCACTTGTCAGTAGATTCGTTCCAACGAATCTGAACTGCATTGGAATCTCCACGCATAATTCTTATTCCTGAGTTTTCTGTTGGGATGCCAGTAGTAAAATTGCTGTTCAAGTCAATAATATTGTCGGCTAAAGAAATTGTTTCGCTGTTTACAGTTGTAGTTGTTCCGCTTACTGTTAGGTTTCCACCAACAACAAGGTTTCCATTTACTTCTGCATTATCATTAAGGTAAACTTTTCCTGTACCATTTCCAGATAGGGATAGGTCTGTATTTAGACTATTGCTTTCTAAACTGTTAGACTTGATACCGTTGCTAAATGCAATTCCGTTTCCATCTGCGCTTGAGAAGTTAGCGCCTGCTTCAACGACTAGGGGACCCTTGATATTAACAGAACCAGTTCCTGTTGGATCTAGTTCTATATTACCGCTTCCGCTTGTTCTTAGTCCAAGATTTTCATCAACATCGGCAGAAACAACGATTGCTCCTGATTCATCTTGAAGAACCTTCTGGCCATTAACATAAAGTGATCCTGGACCTACGTAGATATCTTTCCACATCTTTGTAGGAGAGCCTAGGTCGTAAGTGTTGTCTGTACCTGGAACTATACTTCCTCCTGCTGTTACTGTTGGAAGAACTACTGTTCCAGTAAATGTTGGTGAAGCAAGGTCTGCTTTTGCAGAAAGGCTTGCTGAAAGTCCATCAATCTTAGACTGTGCAATTGCTGCAGAAGCACTGATATCGCTATCAACAATTGTTCCTGCTGCAATTTTTGCAGAGGTAACTGCTCCATCAGCAATTTTTGCTGTTTCTACGGAATCTGTTGCAAGTTCAGAAGATCCAACTGCTCCAGCAAGAATCTTTGCTGATGTAACTGCACCGTCTGCAATTTTTACTGTAGTTACTGAGTCTGTAGCAAGTTTTCCTGCTGTAACATTTGAATCTAGTATGTGTGCTGTTTCAACTGCATTGTCTGCAATCTTTAAAGAAGTTACTGCATCATCATTAATCTTTGCTGATGTTATTGCTAGGTCTGCAACTTTAGCGGTTGTAACTGCATCTGCTGCAATCTTAGCATCTGTAACTGCAAGGGCTGCAATCTTTTCAGTTGTTACTGCAAGACCACCAATTTCATTTGTTCCAACTGAGTCATCGCCTAGATGTGATTGAGAAATTGCATTGTCTGCAATCTTAGAACCAGTTACAGCAGCATCTGCAATCTTAGAAGATGTTACTGCTGCTGCTGCAATCTTAGTATCTGTAACTGCAAGATCATTAATCTTTAGTGTTTCTACTGCTGATGTAGCAAGTTCTGATGACCCAACTGCGCCTGCTTCAATCTTGTCTGCAGTTACAGCACTATCTGCAATATTGGTTGTCTCAACTGCTCCTACTGCAATCTTTCCAGAAGTTACTGAAGAGTTGTCAATTTTTGCAGTTGTTACTGCAAGATCATTAATCTTTAGTGTTTCTACTGCTGATGTTGCAAGTTGTGTTGCTGTGACTGCATCATCTGCAATTTTATCATTTGTTACTGCATTGTCTGCAATTTTAATTGTTGTAACAGAATCTGTAGCAAGTTTTCCTTCTGTAACATTTCCATCATTTATTTTTGCAGTTGTTACTGCGTTATCTGCTATCTTTGATGTTCCAATTGCAAGATCAGCAATTTTTACAGCAGTAACTGCAGAGTCTGCAATTTTTCCTGTTATAACAGAAAGATCTTCTGGTGTGCGCTCATCTGTAAATCTTGAATCATCTAGATATGCTAAATTTGATGTATCTGAAATTCCATGTGGCCCAACAGTTTCATCAGCATGTTGGTTTAACTGATCAATTGCTGAACCAAGTTCTGCAAATGTATCTAGGTTTGCATTAGCACCTTCAACCAACTTAGCCATGTAAGCAAGAGGAATTAGTCCATCTTCGTTAAGTGGGGCTGTTCTGGTGTAGTTTGCTGGATCGTTTGAAGCACCAATCTCTGTATAAAGTACAAAGTCATCAAGACCACCAAGGTCTTCTAAGTTCTTAAAATATGAAAGGGCTGACCAAGTGTTGCTTCCGTCACCCATTTTAAACTGATTGGTATCTGTTTCGAAACCAATCTCACCTGCTGCTAATACTGGGTTTGCAGCCGTCCATTGTGCTGCAGTACCTCTGCGCTGTTGCATTCTTGTTGCCATTTATATTCTCCTTATGGGGGCTGCCCATTAACTTATCTTATTATAACATCAATTTTTAATTGAAGTTATCTACTACACTACCGCCATCGAATACAACTGTCCACTCTGATGTTGAGGGACCACCTGCATCCAAACCTACACCCAATGGGCTGTTGAATGATCCGCCTTCATAGAACTGAGATACGATAAATCCTGTTCCATCAATTGCAGTATCGTGAATGTGTTGTGGTAAGTTATTTGTATCATCAATAGTTGCCTGGGTATACCATGCTCCATTGTAATAAAAGTTTACCCTGTTTGTTAGAGTGTCTAACCACTGTGTTCCATTAGTTGGTGAAGAAGGAGCAGTTGAGCCTACAGCCATAGATCCTGTTAAAGAATCAACATACTCCTTAGTTGTTGCATGTGAAGCAAGAGTTGGTGCTCCTACTGTTACTGCATCTCCGAATGTACCGCCGTTAGTTACGACTAATCCATTCTTGACCTTGAAGTCTTTATCGACTGTTGTCATTTACTACTCCTTCTTCCAACTATTTTTTATTTTTATTACGCAAGCAATGTTCCAACAACTGTAACTGTTGAAGTGTTGTTAACTGTAGTTACCTGAAGTTGTACATCGTTGCCTGAGATTACTGCTGAAACTGATGATGCTGAACCATTTGTTCCAACAATTCCGTACTCTGTGATTGCAATGTTGTCATTTGCAGCAAGAGTTAGAAGTACCTTTGAGATTTCTGTGTGATCTCCATAAGCAACCTTTACAAGGAACTCTGCTGAACGGTAGTCAGCCTTAGCCCATGAGTATGCTGTTGCAATTCCTGCTACTGGAACTACTGTTGTTCCTGCAACATTCTTAGCAACTGAGTTAATCTCAACTGCTGTGAAGTTTGGAACAACTGCTTCAAGAGCATCTACTGCTCTTTCATCTGTGAAGTATAGGTTTGTTGATCCCTCTTCAAGATCGTCAGTATCAGAATCTGCTACACCGTTTTCTGCGGTAATAGTAAGTCCTGCACCTGTACCTGTGATTGTAATGTTTGTAAGTGAAGCACCAGTCAAAAGACTTGCTGCTGAAGACTTAGCACGAGAATCTGTGAAGTAAAGGTTTGTTGCACCCTCTTCAATATCATCTGTGTCAAGAAGGTCAATCTGATCTTCAATTGTTCCACCAACAGCGTCAATTGCTCGTTGGTTTGTGAAGTATAGGTTTGTTCCTTCTGCTACATTTGTTGTGCTTAGGTTATCGATACGAGTATTTGTTGCATCATCAAGACCATCTGCATAAGTCTTTGCATCTGCCTCTGCTGTGTCAGCATATGACTGGTAAGCAGTTGTAATTGCTGTCTCACGATTGTCTGTGTAAGCCTTAGCGTCTACTTCTGCCTGGTCTGCGTATGCCTTTAGTGATGTATCAAGATCTGAGATCTCTGTGTCAACATAAAGTTTGTTTGCTGCATCTCCGTTAGATGTTGGCGCTGCAAGGCTTGTTACCTTGCTTGTTCCACCAAAGTCAAGGTTTCCAGTCATGCTGTCGCCAGACTTGGCTACCTTCTCACCAATTAATGTTCCAACTGATGTTGAAAAGTCTTCATCATTATCAATTGCTGCAGCCAACTCATTGAGTGTATCAAGAAGTTCTGGTGCGCCATTAACAAGTGATGAGATTGCATCATCTACGTATGCCTTAGTTGCTGAATCTTGATCTGCAGTTGGATCTGCAAGTCCAGATACCTTGTATCCACCAGCAGCAAGATCGCTACCAAGTGTCTTGTTAGAAAGTGTCTGTGCATCTGTTGTACCAACAACATTACCAGTTACTCCATGAACTCCAGATGTTGCTTCTGTGTGGTCATCAAGGTTATCTTGAACTGCTGAAGCAGATCCTGCTGCATCATAGTTAGCGGCTAATCCATTTGCATGATCGATTGCTGCTTGCTCTGCAAGACCAATTTCTGTGCTTGTCTTGTATGCTGACCAAACTTCTGTTGAAAGGTTTGATCCATCATCAATTAAGTCATCTGCGTAGTCCTTCGCATTTTGCTCTGCTGTTGCAGCAGCACCGTTTGCATCGTACCAAGCATCAACTGTGTCACGATCTACAACAATTTGACCACTTGTAATTTCAAGACCTGTTCCAAGGTCTGCAGAAATTGTTCCTGATGAGTATGAAATTCCATCTCCACCTGATAGGTGATCATCAATTCGTCCTGTTGTAAAGTACTTATTTGAAGTACCCTCAGTTAGGTCATCTGTGTTATGGTTTGAAATATCTGATACTTGACCAGTTACGTCACCAATTAAATCTGCTGTAATTACTCCTGCAGCAAAATCTCCATCTCCATTACGCTTTACAACTGTATTTGGTGTGTTTGCTGCTGTTGCAGTTCCGCCAATTGTACTTACGATGAAGTCAACTGAGGCTTGTGATTCTGTAAGAATGTCGTAACCATTGATTGTACCTGTTGTACCTTCAACGACGAGACCACTCTTGATTTTAAAGTCTTTATTTACTGTTGCCATTTTTTATATCTCCTTAGTTATGCCTTAAGTCCAATTCGTGCGTAACGAACTGTGACTGGCTTGATCGCAGGGTCTGGAGTGACTGTTAAGGCCACGGTATTTCCAGTGCGAGAGACATTAATGGTGCCAATATTCCCATCATTGTCGATTGTTCCGTATTCGCTGACATTTACGTTTGTACCGTCAACGAGAATTGTTAGTTCGGTTGCATAGAACTTGTTGTCTCCTGCAGAGGTCTTTGATATTGAAACAATATACTTGACCATTCGCCAAACTGTAGCGTCAAAGTTATCAATAACAGTTACGTTCTCAATACCAGTGATTGTATTTTCATTGTTACCTGCAGAGCCAAGGTCTGTTGCCTGGGCTGAAGCGGTATCAATTAAGTCTTCATAATTTTCTTGAGTAGGTCTATCTCCAGTTTGGAATAGACTTTTAACTGCTGGAATCGATACTTTGGCCATGTGGTAATTATAACACCCCTTTTAATAATACTATTAGAGAATGTAGTTGCTATAACCAATAACTTGAAGAGGGATTGCTGGAGTATTTCCCAAACCAATAGCCACAATTTGAATGGCTGAAAACTTTACCCTAAAAGGAAGTATGTCTGTGATTAAGGTGTTTCTTGTTATTTCTTCTACTTGAACTACAGGATAGTCAATAGGAAAAATTCTTTTGGTTTTACCATTAAGTTCATCAAGTATTAATGCTGTTGCCATTAATCTGTTACGTCTTCAAGAATTCTTAGGCTACCCTGAGCAACCGTCCAAACTCTTGTTGGGTCGCTAACCTGAATATCAAAGATGTCTCCTGTCTGTAAGACATTAGATTCTTCTGCTGTAAGCCAAACAGTAAACTCTCCAACAAGATCATCTTCATCTGCAACTGGATGCAAAGCCATTACTGTAGTTGCATTATCAGTAATAACTCCTTTGTCTGCTGCAAGTGTTGGTCTTTTAATCTTCATAGCAATATCCCACTCAGAGCCAGGGCCCTTTAAAATTAATGGCACTTTTGCATCATCTGTTACATAAACCTTAAACCCAGAAGTATCTCCACGAACAACAGTCCAGATAACGGTTGGAGGCGGATTGCCTACATTGTATAGTGATTGAGATCCTCTTAAAGTTGCCATAATGTTATTATATCACGAGTCTTGACTCTGGCCACTCAAATTCTATACTTTTTACTGTTCCAGCATGTACGTCATTCCAGGAATAGGGGGTTCCGAACTCATCCTTTTCCATGCCAAGAAATTTAAAGTTTTCTGGAAGGTTATTCTGATTTCTTATTCTATGAATGTATCCTGTAAATGTGCTTCCAAATGTGCCAGCAAAATCTTTTGATTTTGCCATGATTAAAGCACACACTGCTCCATAGGCAATTTCTGAGTGAATTGGCAAAGACATAAACTCTTTGCTAAAGTTGTCAACTATAATGTCATCAAGAAACTTAATATTTTTATTTTTAAACATTTTATGATTTATATCATCAGTTAAAACAATTATTGGACTGTTGTCAAATTTAGATATTTGATCTGAAATCATGTCTTCTTTAGTTCTAAATACTGGCTGGTGGTCAGTAAGTCTTACGTGAATTCCATTAAACTCTCCTAAATAGTTAGAAACTAAATCTGCAAACTCCAAATATTCTTTTTTAAATTTAACTGTTGATAATTTTTCATCAAGTTCTTTTGTTCTGCCAAAAAAGAATCTAGAGTAGTGAGATATATTGTATCCACTAAGGTGAAAATCTCTATCGTCAAAAGTTAAAGGCTGCCTACCATCTGCAAAAAAACTTTCCTCATCCCCAGGAGTTACTTTATAGTAAAAATTCTGTAATGCATCTTCGAATAAAACCTCCGACTCTGAAAATTTAAAAATATTGTTTAGGTTTATAATTTCATATATTCCCGTTGAATCGTAATCAATTAAATCAAGCGGACTAGTATCGTCACGAGTAATTATCGACTCTCTTCGTCCAACATTGTCCTGTCCCCTAAGAGATGGTGTGTCTATTGCACTTTTGTTGTGATCTTTTCCATTATATAAAATTATTTCTTTACCTGTGCAGTGAGCAAGGCCTATTGCAATTTCAAGACTCATTATTCTATTAATTAGTCCAGCGTGGTGCCATCTATAAAAAATTTTACCTGGACTCAATTTGACTTTGTATCCACTTGTATGTTTTATATATACCTTGCTCCAAGGACATTGAATATGTCCAGCCAAGTTTTTCTTTTACCAAATCATTGTTAGAATTTCTACCACGTACTCCCAAAGGTCCATCTATATGTTTTCTGTTTACATTTTTCCCTTCAACTCCTGCAGCGATACTGACTAATTGATTAATTGTAACCATCTCTTCTGATCCAATATTAACTGGTCCAGTAAAGTCTGACTGCATTAGTCTTCTTGTTGCCTCTATGCATTCATCTATGTATAGGAATGAGCGGGTTTGACAACCATCCCCCCAAATCTCTACTTCTCCATTTTCGGGAGTCATAATAACTTTTCGACAAATTGCTGCTGGTGCTTTTTCTTTTCCACCATCCCATGTTCCTTCTGGCCCATAAATATTATGATATCTTGCAATGGCTACTGGAATCTTATTATTTCTGTTAAACGCTAAGAACATTCTTTCGCTAAATAGTTTTTCCCATCCATACTCACTATCTGGATCTGCGGGGTAAGCATCAGACTCTCTTAATCCTGGATTAGATGTATCTAATTGCTTATGCTCTGGATACATACATGCAGAACTTGAGTAAAAAATTTTTGTTTTATTAAAATTATATGCCTCGTTTAGTCTTGACTGTGCTCTTAAAAGATTAAGATTTATTAGTGCTGAGTTTTCCATTATTTGAGAATCATTGTCCCCAGTAAATATATACCCTGCACCACCCATATCTGCAGCAAACTGATAAATTTCATCAAACCCATCAATTAGTTTATATGGAATTTCATTATAAAAATTTCCCTGGTAGCCTTTAAACTGAATAACCTTTTCAACATTTTCGTATACAGACAAATCTCTTTCAATAAATTCATCTGCTGCTGACTCAGAAAAGTCTGGATGCTTTAAGTCAACACCACGAACCCAGTATCCTTCTGATTTTAAACGCTTTACCATGTGGCTTCCTATAAAACCACCTGCTCCTAAAACTAATGCTGTTTTTTGTGACATTATGAAAGTCCGTTCTTTAGTGCTCCCCAAGTTCCATTACCTTTTGCTTCAACAATAATGGTTCCAGATGTAGCATGCGACTTTGCTACAATGCCTACTGCTCCACCAGCATCTGATGGTTTTAAGTTGCTATTGTCTTCTGCTACTAGACCACCAAGTGCGCCAACATATAAGGTGGAGCCTGCAGAATAAGAACTTGTATTTATATTTTGCAAAACCCCTGCAACTACCACAACGCCAGCAGAAGATGGTTGTAGTGTTTGCTTAAGAAGTCCTAATATGGGTTTTGTTGTTGACGCTAATGCCTTTTTTACTTTTGTTCCCCCGTCATAACTTGAAACGTATACTGGTGTACCCTTTATCAGTTCAAAAGATTCATCATTAATAACACTAATTTGTATAATAGATAAATCTAAATTATCTAAAGTCTCGCTTACTTCTTGTGCTAAAATTGCAATATCTCCGTGTACATTTACGGGATCTGTGCTTAATGGATATGGTAATGGGAAATTTCCGCTTGTTTGTGATGACATAGTGTAATAATTATACCACCATCTAAACTTGACTTTTGCCCAAAATCCATGTTATACTAGGAAGTAACAACCCTGTAAAGGGTTTTTCGTTTCTAAGGAGGAACAGATGAACGTAACACAAGATAAACAAAAACTCATCGGAATACTCACGATTATAGTAATGTTGGCACAGGGTCTTAATGTGGCAAATGCTAGTGAACGCAATAACTTGAGTACGAAAAGCGAAGTATCTGACACTACAGCCTCGAAAGAGGTTTTTTTGGTTTCTAAGGTAAAAAGACTAGAGAGTTTTGAAAACAAGACATCTCTTACCGATAAAGAACTAAAAGAATTACTTAGCCTTGTAGGATTTAAGGGAAATGACTTAGTGGTAGCCTGGGCTATTGCTAAGAAAGAATCTAATGGAAGACCATTGGCATACAATGGAAACCATAAGACTGGGGACTCCTCTTATGGGATGTTTCAAATCAATATGATAGACAATCTTGGTCCTGATCGTAGAACCAAGTTTGATCTTGAATCAAACGCAGAACTATTTAATCCCGTGAAAAATGCAGAGATTGCATATTATATGACTAAGGGCGGTGAGGACTGGTCTTCTTGGAAGGGAATCACTCCAAGAACTAAGTCATGGATGAGTAAATTTCCTAAATAAAAATATAACAAAAAAGCCCATTTGCTTAATTGCATTTGGGCTTTTTGTTTTGTTTAAATTTTAAGGAGGGCTACATTCTCCAAATGTTTCATTCCAGGTTCCACCACATGTCTGGCACTGTGACTGGTTTAGCACTGAGTAGTCAGAGCAAAGACTATTTGGTGTAAAGGAGTATGGAAGAGGAGTAAATGTATATGTCATTGGTGTAAATGTATAGGTAGTAGGTGTAAATGTATATGTCATTGGTGTAAAGGAGTAAGGCGTTTCAGGTGTAAATGAGTATGATACAGGTGTAAATGTATATGTCATTGGTGTAAAGGAGTACGGAGTTACAGGTGTAAATGAGTATGATACAGGTGTAAATGTATATGTCATTGGTGTAAAGGAGTACGGAGTTACAGGTGTAAAGGAGTATGATACAGGTGTAAATGTATATGTCATTGGTGTAAATGAGTAAGGAGTTGCAGGTGTAAAGGAGTATGGAGTGAATGAATATACTGGTGCATTTGGATCAGAACACTCTCCAAATGTTCCATTCCATGTTCCTCCACAACTAGTACATGTTTCTGGATCGTAGATTAAAGAAAGGTCGGCGCAAAGGCTGTTAGGAGTAAATGTGTATGCTACTGGAGTAAAGGTATATGTCGTTGGTGTAAACGAGTAAGGTGTAAAGGCATAGGCTGGTGTAAATGTGTAAGAAGTTGTAGGAGTAAATGTGTATGTAGCAATATAGTTATACACAGTAATTGAAACATCTGATCCAAGGGGAACAACGGTTCCTGCAACTGGGTTTTGAGTTTTAACTTTTCCATCATTTTCTGGTGTTGCACCAGAAGTAGTTGTTCCAATTGTTGGTGCATTAAGTAATCCAGCATCAGCAATCAGTGCTTGTGCTAAATTACTATCGTATCCAACAACATCTGGAACACTCACAGTTGTTGATGTTGGAGTGAAAGAATATGATACAGGTGTGAAGGTATATGCTGTTGGTGTAAATGTGTATGCTGGTGTAAAGGTATATGCTACAGGTGTAAATGTGTATGCTGTAGGTGTAAAGGTATATGTTGTTGGTGTAAATGAGTAAGGTGTTGTAGGGGTAAATGTGTATGCAGGAGTAAATGAATACGGAGTAAAGGAATAAGGTGTTGTAGGAGTAAATGTATATGCTGGAGTAAAGGAGTACGGTGTTATGGGAGTAAATGAATAAGATGTAGGTGTAAATGAATAGGATGTTGGTGTAAATGAGTATGGTATTACAGATGATGACTCTGTAATATCACCATAGGCAAGCCATGTGTTCGTGTCAATTTTTAAAAGAGTAATTTTTGAATATCTAGAGTCAAAAACAAGTGGCGATTCAGGTACACTTGCTGGAAGCGTTTCTCTACCTTTTGACCTAAGAGATACTCCAATTGCTGGCTGAATACTTGTTGTTCCACTTCCTATTTGAACAATTTCTATTTTATATCCTGGAACAATTGCTCCTGAAGAATTAGCGGGAATAGTAATTATATTTGATGATGAAGAATCAACAGTAATAACTTTACCAGCATCTTCAGCAGTTATTGTATAGTCAGTTAACTTGGCTGATATTTGTGAATAACCAACAATGTTTCTCCAAACACCACTATAGTAATATTGAAGTTGATTTATTTGCTCTCCCGCATTTGTTTGTCTAATAAAACAAACTAGTCCGTCTGGTGCCGAAGAGATTGCTGCATCTCTTGCATTTGGATTTTGAAAATTATTTACGCCACCTTGTGCATAAAGAACTTCGTTAAATGTTACAGAATTGCTTGAAAATTCATGAACACCAGTCCAGTCATAATTTGCTGCTGTATTTGTTGTTCCAGCAATAGGAAACCAAGTCTGACTTGCTTGGTCATAAATGTACGCAACTTTTCCATTAGAACTAATTGATGTCATCTGATGTCAACCCCAATGCTCTTAGTTCTGCTTCACTTAATCCTAAAGAGACAAACTTCATTATTGCTCTTTCTTTTAAAATCTGATCGGATGTTTTTTCGTTAGACATTATGCACCAATCTCCAACCATGCGCTACCTGAATAGACATATAATTTAAGTGGTGAAGAATCTGAATCAACCCAAAGCATTCCCTGTGTAAGTTCTAAACTTGGTTCAGAAGCCTGATATTTTGCAGTTGCATTAATTGCTGTTGCAATTGGAGATGAAGAAGAGTTTACCCAAATAAACCCATCTCTCAAATCTGTTGGTTCTGTTGGTGTATAGTCTGACCCAATTCCACGAGATTCTTCTCTTTCGTCAAGAGCAGTCAGTTCTTCCTGTATAGATTTTAAATGACCTGCAACAGAATTTGCAATAAGTTCGGATTCTGTTTCTGGTACGGTGGTTGTTCCATAATGATAAAGTTTTAGGGCTGCCTGAATGTCTGCTGCTTCTTCGTAGCCAGGTATTTTAGTAGGGTATAAGGGTCCAATATTCTCAGCCATAGGTAATCTCCATCAAAATTATACCACCACATTAACAAATAAATGAATTGTTTTTGGTCCGCTTAGGGGTATCCAGGAAGATGAAACATATTCTGCAGCATTGATAGTTATTGGCAAAGATAGTATGCTATTTACGGATAAAACATCTCCAACTAATATAGATGATGCTATTGGGTTAGATCCAACAATTGAATGCTGAATGTTAAAATTTGACGATGAAATAAGACCTACCTGGTCTGCCGAAACTATATTAATTAAAGGTATATTAATTGTATTTGTAGATCCGTCAACAAAAGTTCTTAAAAGGTTTGAACTATACGTATTAGGTATTAACTTTAATATTTTAGTCCAAGTATTTACAGATGCAACATTCTGGTACTGATATTGGTATAGATATTCCTCGTCATTTGGGTCTATATTTATATATAAATCAAATATATTTGGTGTTTGACCTATCTCGTTCAAGTTTCT